ATTCTTATCGCAATATCTGCTCCATACTATTCAGTTAACTCAGTAATAAATTTCTATGCATATTTTGCTCTATTTTCATTTTTCGCTTTCCAAAGGTAAAAAGCCGAATATACTGATATTTCCGCGCCAAGCGCAGTAATTATCCAATAAATAGGAGTAATCTATTCTGTAATTACTACCATTACACATCCAAGTATAATTATAATTAATTCAACTATAATTAAATATCTAAAATATCTTTTAGAAAAACTTCCTTTATCTTCCATAATTATACCTCAACATATGCAGCATCAACCCATCCATGTACTGTAGATCCTTTATCTTTTACAGCAATTAAATAATATGGATGTAAACCAGTTCTATCTACTTTTTCAACAACAGCTTTCCCAGGAGTACAATCAAATGGTTGTTTACTTGTTGAACTTCTATAGTGATTAATACCAGTAAAATTAACTGTTACTCCAACTACTATACTATTATTATTTATAATCTTTACATCTTCATGAAATTTTTCATCTAATGCATTATAATACTTATTAATTGCTTCTAAAGTATTAGGCCCAACACTTCCGTCTACTAAAAGTTTCTTATTGTCTTGAAATTTACGAACTGCGGCGTCAGTCTAAAATCCAAATACTCCATCAATTACTCCGCAATTATAGCCCATATAGTTTAATTTTTGTTGAATTTCTTTGACTTCTGGGCCTTCATCTCCATACTAAATAATAGTTGGATAATTCTTATTGTTGCCATTTACACCTGGTGTATAAGTATCTTCTTTAATAAAAGTTTCATTTTCTGTCTAATTAGATTCCAGTACGTCCTCAGATTCTGAATATCTTAGAACACAATTCCAAGGATAATTCCAATAAGACTAACAACGAATTTCATTTCCAGACTAGTCTCCAGACTAGGTATTACCCTCCGATGAACGGGCATGAACTACTTGGTTGTTTCCAATATATATAGCTACGTGAGATTCATCATTTAATAATATATCTCCTCTTTTCATTCCATATCCGGTGCCAAGTCCGCATTGTGAAGTTACATTTTCAAAACCGCAAGATAAAAATATCGGACGCATATCTCTAGTTGTATTGGCTCCATTGGTTCTTACTGGAATACCCGCATTTTCTACTACTGTAATTACTAAACTACTACAATCATAATCTGGTCCAAATCTATTTTGCTAAGAATATCCATGCGAATTATCATTTGCAATATTTATTGCTTCTTGAGTATATTTCTCAACCTTAGTCATTATTCCACCTCCAAATAGAAATATCTCTATATAAAAGTAGAAAAATAATCTAATTTATAAATAAAAAAATGACCTATAAGAATACTTATAGGTCTATATGCGGCAGAATTAAGTTTCCTCTGCAAAAATACCGCCTTTATTTAATTTCGCGGACGCACGAATAAATAATAAAGAAGGGGTATAAGGTTTTTAACCTTATAAATAAATTATACTATAAAATTTTAAAAAAATCAAATTTCCTCTTTGACTTCTGATTTTAATTTTATTGAAAGTGCAATTTCCCAAATAAGCAAATTCCATAAATCCCTAATCGTCCCTAATGGAATATCATTTCCATGATATGTAATCATACCAGCGCGCCATTTAGAACCAAAATCAAGATCATACACAAAATATTCTATCCAATGAGAATCAGTATCGCTCATTACTTTTTCAAGCAAAGTTAATGTAATTTCATTCATTGCATAAGCAGAACTATACGTCACTGCGATTCCCATATTATATAGCGTATCTGAATCTTTATCATTTTTATAAATCCCACGAATTGTACTTTCAAAAGTTTTATAATCAATACTTAAACATGACTCTACTTCTTTTAAAAAAGACTCTGGAAGATTATCTTTACTCATATTATCAAAAGTCCCATTATAAATTTTTGAATACATATTATAAAAATAATCTAATCTTTTATTAAATAAAGTCTGGCTTGTCTGAGGTCCTTCTTTTCGAGGATTTGAATATTTAGTCATATCTTTTCTCCTTTTAATTATATATTATATTATAACTAACTTTTAAAATTTTTTCAAATTTTTTATATATAAAAAATAAACAAAAATATATAAAAGTCCCGACTTGCACAGTGTGCATGGCTTAGTTTAAAAAAATGACAGGAAAACGCTAATATTTGAAATATATGCGAGAATACACTTGAAAAGTTATCACAAATATGCCGCACGCTTTTCCGAATGCCAGAATTGAACTAATATTCCAAGCAAGAGCCTATAAAACACTACGTTTATGTACACTGTGCAAGTCGGGACTTAAAATTTAAAATGTTATATAAAATTATGCTTGATGATCTAAAAGACGCAGAAATGGTAATAGATTATGCTTGCGAGATAAAAGAAGAATGTAAAGATTTATCTGAAAATTTTGCTAAATATGCAAGTATAAGGCTTAATCACTTTATAGATATGCATAAATTCTTTGTAGAAAAAGCCACGAAAGACAATACAAAAAATTACGATGACATATCTAATTGTCTATGGGATGTCACGCATGATAACATGAAAGAATGGTATGAACACGTTGAGAAAAAGATAAAAGGATATTAAAATTTAGGCATAGGTTTAACCTATGCCTTTTTATTATATTTTTTCAGTAAATTTAAGATTAATCCAAGAGCCGTCTTCTAATTTACCCCATCCATCAAATTCTTCAATTATGGTATATACTCCCATATCAGTAATATTTCCAATAATATTAGAATCAAATGAAGCATTAGCTCTTTTCCTAAGATTACAATGAATAACTTTTACATTATAAGAAGAATCAATTATTTCTTCCGTGTATGCATAAGAATCATCTTCAAAAAGTTTCATGTTCATCACCTCAATATATAAGTAGAATATTTTTTTAATTTATAAAGAAAATTGACTTTTATTAAAAAATATGTTATAATAAAATTATAAATATAGGCGAAGCCTATAATAAAAGGATGGGTTACAAATTGGAAACAAAAAATTTATATGATGGGATAGATACCTATACATTAAAAGTATTATATCTTTTAAAAGATAAAACAAATTTTTTAGTAGTAGATAATATTGGAAAAGAAGAAAAATATTTATGGTTTTTAAATATGACAGGAAATTTATCTAAAATTAGTAGCTATAAATGTTATTTTAAAGGAAAGTTTAGAGAATATTTATATTTTAAATATATAAAAAAATTTAAGTATCTACATTGGTATAAAAAATTAAAGAAAGATTATAGTTTAGTAGAAATAGATGCAAATGAATTTATAAAAGAAATGACATCTATGTTTAATGTAGATGAAAATATTGTAGCAGATATTTATAATATAAATTATAAGAGGAGATAATATGTTAGAAGTAGGAATTACTGTGTATCATTCAAGAGATACTTTACCAAAAGCATTGGATTCATTAGTTGCACAAACTAAAAAATTATTTATTACTTGTCTATCTATTGATGGAGACGGCGAAGATTATAGTGATATTATAAATGAATATGAACATCGCGGACTAATGTTCAGAATTATTAATTCAGAAGAAAATGGCGGTCCCGGTATTGCTCGTCAAAGAATACTAGATACAACAGAATGTGATTATATTACATTTTTAGACTCAGATGATATGTTATTGCCGCGCGCAGTTGAAATTCTATATGGAAATGCAAAAGCTAATGACTATGATATATTAAAATCTAATTTTATTAGAGAAAAATATGGCGCGATGGGAAATATAATGGATATAAAAAATAGATCATGCACTTGGTTTCATGGATCTGCTTATAAAGTATCATATATTAGAGATAATAATATTAGATTTATGCCGGAATTGCGCTCAGAAGAAGACGCATATTTTAATGTAATTGCATATAATTGCACTTCTAAAAAAGGCGAAACTAATGAGATAACTTATCTTTGGAGAGATAATCAAAATTCTATTACAAGAAAAGGCTCTAATAAAGAATATTTTCAGCGCAGCTATAAATCATATATCTATTCTCAAGTTGAAGGATTAAAAAAGATATATGAAATCAATGAAGATATAAATGGAGATTTAGTTTCACAAACTTTAATTAATATTTATAACCATTATATGCGCGCCAAGTATTACAAGTTATCACTAGAGGAAATTGACGAAAGTATCTCAACCTTAAAAGAAACAGAATGGATGAATATATATCTAAACACTGCAAAAAACTGGGTCTACATAGTATCAAATATACAACCAGGAGCTTATTTAGATGAAAATGCAGTAATATTTTATAAAGAAACTTTTGATTTATGGGCAAGTAGACTTTTAAGGAGAAAAGATGAAAGTAATAGTGATTAATGGAATGCCGCGAGTAGGAAAAGATTTATTTGTTTCACTTTGCCAAAAAAATAAAAATTATCAAGTATTTAATTTTTCTACAGTAGATTTTGTGAAAGAAATTGCAACAAAATGCGGCTGGTCTGGTGAAAAAACTCCAGAATCGCGCAAATTTTTAAGTGATTTGAAAGATTTGTTAAGTGCGGCGCCGTGGTATGACGTTCCTATTCATGATATTAAAAAAAAGATAGATATAGCAAAATTAACTCTTGAGCAATGTGGATTGAGTGATTTTAATATGGTTGTATTTATTCATGCGCGAGAACCAGAAAATATCGAAAAAATAAAGAATAAATTTAATGCATCAACATTACTTATACATAGACTTGAAGTTGAAAAAGAGCAGTCAAATCATGCAGATAGTAATGTATTTGATTATGACTATGATTATAATATATATAATAATGGGACAGTTGATGAGTTAATGGAAATCTCTTCTTCTTTTTTAGACTTGATTTTTAAAGAAAATTAATATATAATTAATATATAAAAAGATATAGGAGTTAAATATGTTTGGAATAATTAATAATTTTGATTTTGGTGAAATGGAAGTAATGAAATATTACGCTCCTCCAGCTTCATGGGATACCGAAAAGAAAAAGAAGATTGTAAAAGATAGAATTTTTAGTGGAGAATGGCTCGCCGCGGAAAAGAAAGATGGATTTTTTGGAAAGTTTATTAAAGATGAAGACGGAAATCTAATTCTTTATAGTCGCTCAAGAAATGTAAATAAAGAATTTGTAAATAAAATAAATTGGGTTCCTCATCTTCATTCTTTCTTTGAAAGTCTTCCTAATGGAACCTGTTTTCTTGGAGAATTGTATCTTCCAAAGCAGCCTGGATCAAAATGTGTTCAAACAATACTTGGTTGTCTTGAGAGTAAAGCAATTACTAGACAAGAAACTGGAGAAAAAATTAATTTTTATATTTTTGATTGTCTTGCATATGATGGGATAAATTATATTAATAAAGGCTATGCTGAAAGAATTAAAATTATTAATGAAATAGTTATAAATAATGAATATGTACAAGGCGCGAAGTATTTTAGAGGAACAGAACTTTGGAGTCAACTTCAAAAAATTCTTTTAAATGGTGGAGAAGGTATGGTTATTATACACGAAAATGCTCCATATGAACCAGCTAAGCGTCCAAGCAAAACAACTCTAAAAGTTAAGAAAGAAATTAAAGAAACAATTGATGTCTTTTTTACAGGACGCGCCTCTGCTCCAACTAAAGAATATACCGGTAAAGAAATCGAGAATTGGCAATATTGGATTAATTTTGAGGGAGAAAGACTTCCAATAAAAGAGCATTATTATGAAGTTGAAATGGAAGGTAAACCTTATACTGCTGTAACAAAGCCTTATTATTTTAAATGGGCTGGAAGCCTTGAAATAGCAGTTATGGATGGAGAAAAAATTCATCCAATAGGGTATATCAGTGGACTAACCGATGAAATCAAAATGAATTATAAAGATTATAAAAATAAAGTTATTGAAATAGGTGCGATGGAAATTATGCAAGATACACTTGCACTGCGGCATGGTAAAATGCTTGGATTTAGAGATGATAAAATTTATACAGAATGTACAATTGATCAACTCAAATCTATATAAAAATTAAATAAAATTCTTACTTAATTATATAGATATTTAGGAGGTGCGGTATGGATACTGAACTTATTATAAAGCTTATTATTTCTGTATTATCTGGAATAGCAGTATGTATTCCACTTGTAATTAAATTAGTCCAAACAGTAAAAGAATCAGTTAAAGAAAAAAACTGGTCATCTGTATTACAGCTTGTAATGAATTTAATGAAAGAGGCAGAAAAAAACTATCAAGATGGCGCGTCAAAGAAAGATTATGTTCTTTCTTCTCTTCACGCAGTAGCAGATACATTAAACTTTAATATTGATTATACAATTATTGGAGAAATGATAGATGCGATGTGTGATATGGCTAAATCTGTAAATTAAATATGTGAAAAGTGCGGAGTATTAAAAATACTTCGCACTCTTTTTTTTAGGTTTTTTTAACCATATTAATGAATTTTTCGCACGGGTCGCAGCAACATACTGAAGTCTTGAGTACTCATTTGGATCATCATTTTTCCCATGCCAGACATTCGCCATACCATAGACTACGACGTTATTCCATGCAAGACCTTTACTTGAATGAACAGTTAATACTTTAACTTTATTTTCTTTAAGCATTTTATCAAGTTCAGATTTTGTAATATCTCCCTGTTTAAATGTCATTGTAGGAATTCCACATTTCTCAAGATCTCTCTGTATTTCAGAAATTTCGCTATTTGTTCTACAAAGAATTACCCAATCATTATAGGCATCAATAGATTCAATCCAATCTACTAACACATCAAGATTATATACGCCTTCATAAACAGAACCGCCGCAATCTCTTTTAGCAATTGAGTTATCTACTGCTCCAGATTTATTAAGTAAATCTTTCGCATATTTAAGTATATTACGTCCATTTCTATAATTCTCATTCAAACTATAAAATTTTGCTTCCTTTTTCAAATATTTTTTCAAAAGATCTGGACGCGCACCCCTAAAAGCATAGATACTTTGATTAAAGTCCAAACAACAAAAATAATGTTCAGGATCTAATAAGTCAAATATAAATCTAAGTTCTTTTTCTCCAGTATCTTGACACTCATCAATAAATACCCAATCATATGCATGATAAAGATTATATCCTTCACATATATCAAATAATTTATCAAAATTTTCTTCTTCTGCAATTTTATTTATTTTATCGCCTTGGCCATGATTGGCAATAAATTTCGCGGCAAGACTATGAATAGTACCAACAAATAGACCATTCTTATAATCATCTCCAAGCCTGTCTATTAATTCTTGCGCTGCCATACGAGTAAAAGTAATAACAGCAATAGAAGTAGGATCAGTTCCATTTTTTAATAATTGCCTCACTTTTTCTGTCATTGTTGATGTTTTTAGTGCTGCCGCGCAAGCAATTACAGCAATCTTATCTTCTGGCGCATTAAGTATCTTCTTTTGTAATTCTGTTAGTTCCATTTTTATCTCCATCTTTCATATTTAATTGCTTTTTAGTACCATATAAATCTATATAAAATGCTTCTCGTTCACTTAACTTATCTTTTGGGACTTCTTCAAGTACCTCAAATGTATAATTCCAAAAGCCATCTTTTAACATTCTTGTATGAATAGTTGCTTTAGCGCAGCCGCCATCTACTCCAAATACTGTTTTCATATGATTAATCCAACGATTTGAAATATCCGTACTTTTACCTATATAAGCCTCTCCAGTCTTTTTATAAGTTATCTTATATATTCCGCTAAATTTTTTCCCTTCAAGAACGCGCTTTTCCATTTCTTGTACGGGACGCCGCAAGAATACTTCCCATATTAATTTTGGAATTACATTTTTATTATGAAGTTTAATATCCATATTAGATAATACTTGGATATCTTCTTTATCATTTTCAGAAATATTTATAGAATAAAATTCATCCTTTTCTTGAAACTCTTTTTCTCTAAGAATAGCTTGATTCACTGAATCGCATCTTTTAGAAAAGTCTTCAAGAATTTTTTTCTTTTCATTTATTTTATTATCTATTTCTTTTCTAAAATTATCTTGTTCAAGTATGTATTTTTCTTTTTGGATATTTACATTAAATTGGTATTGAATTAGTTCTTTATCAATTATATCTTGCTGTAGTTTTTTCTTATCTTCAAGTGCTCGTTCAACTAATTCCCATTGAGAAGAAATAGCTTCATTAACCTCTTTTTTAGTATTGTTTAATCTCTTTATTTCATTTGCTAATTGGTTTTCTGCTGATATTATATTACTCTCTATAAGATTATTCTTTTGTTTTAATTCATTATATATATTCTTTTCTAATTGAATCGAACTTTCTAATTCTTCTTTATATTTTTGTTTTATCTATTTAACATATCCTTTAGATTTGCATTGAGCGCGAATTAAACTAAAAATCCCAATAGCAGCAAATAAAGTTGCTAAAATTAAAATAATATACATAAACCTTCTCCTTATACTCAGTTTATGTATATTATATCATATTTCTATTTAATTGTCAAATTATTCCTGCTTACAATTGCACTTTGAATTTACTAAATCAGCATCAGTTAATTGATACTAATCATCAACAACTGTCCAATTTTCCATCTAAAGGCATAATTTCTCAAGCCAACCATTACCATTAAGTGCCTTATAGTCTTTATAAAGTTGAGAAAATATTTTATAATCTGTATTATGAATTTTATGATACGGAAGATAACGATAATATATGTCACCAAGACGTAATCGTAGTATATCTTGCTGCGCTTGGCATATATCTTTAAGTTGAACTCCTTGATCAAGAACTATTTCTTTTAATTCCTCAACCTTTATATCTGTAGTTTCATTAATTGTTGCTACTGCATTTTGAATTTCCTTTTCAATGATCTCTCTTATATGCTTATCTTCGTCACTATAGCTTTTATCTTTATAAGTAGTAATTGGTTTATTAAAGAAACCAAATATATTTTTCATAGCTATAATTACTGCACTAGCAAGAACAATATAATTACAAATGGTCTATATATCCAAAGTATTACCTCCTATAAAATTTCTTACTTATGTAAGTAAGATTTTATTTTGTCTTCTTAATACTTTTGATATATTCTCTATAGATTATATCATTATGAAATCGAGATTGGACAAGAAATTTTTGATTGAATATATCATATATTGAATGTATATTTTGAAGTTCCCAGTATGGTATACGATATAATGGAATACCATGAGAAAGTGCATATGAATTTTTTACGCGGTCACGCTCTTGTGCTTTTGTAAAATCAGATTTTGTTTTTTGGAAACGAGTGACTTGGAAGAAATGGATTTCGGAATCGTATTCAATAAGTATATGAAGAGAAGGAATATAAAAATCGAAACGTAGCTTCCCAGATTGAAGATCTGGGAAGCGTTTTTCACGAGTATGGAAGAGGCCTGAGTAGAGGAGAATTTGAGTTATTTTATCTTCACATTTAGACATATTAATACCATACTACTTCTTTCGTAAAATAATTTGTACCTGCTTCTGGATCTGAAGTAAAATTACCTCCAGTAAGTCCAAACATATTACTATTCCAGTTATTTCCAAATGTAGGAGATCCAGATAATGTAATGCCCCAACTATTAGAATAATCAGAACTATATGCAGAATTTATTACAAGAGAACTGCATCCATAGTACATATATTCGCAACACTAGTCAGGCCATTCAGAAGGAATCTTATCATCTAATGAATTTATTTTCTATAATGAAATACAATTTGTATACATATGAGAATAGCATTTTTCTGCTAAGGTATTAACATTAGACAAATTAGGCAAAGAATTTAAAACACTACATCCATAAAACATATTTTCATAGCAACTTACTGCTAATGTTACTGCTGGTAAAGTTAAATTTAATACTGATAATAGTATACAATCTGTAAACATTCCATAACAACTTCCCTCCGATACGGAAGAAGGATTCATTATAGGAGTCTACTATAAAGCAGAACATCCATTGAACATATTTTTATAACAATTTTTTAATAAAACAGTAGAAAGCAGTTGCGATACTGTAACTATTGAAGTACAATTGTAAAACATCTCCTAATAGCATCCCTCTGCTAAAGATGTAGATAATAAATTTGGAGTAGTAGTGATTCTAGGACAATTTGAAAACATTCCATAATAGCAATTTTTTTGCATAACTAATGCAGGTAATTGCTAAATAGTCTATAATCTTGTACACCCTTTAAACATATTCTGATAGCACTCTTCATATATAGTAGTAGCAGGTAATTCTGGCATATCCTATATATATCTGCATTGAGAAAATAAAGAGAAATAGCATCCTTTTGATAATGTTTTACTAGGGAGAATTGGAACTGAGCCAAGATCTAAATTATTATAAAATAAATATGAAAAACAATAATCATCCATAGCTGGATCAATTCCTCTTTTTACACTCTAATAATCTAATAAACATGAAATATTTCCATCACAATATATCATTGTTCCATCTAAAATAAATCTAGAAGTATTAGATAAGTTTCCTTCATCGTCTTTTCCAGATATTCTTGTATTATTAATTCCTCTTAAATATAATTGATACTAAGAGTTTATTAATTGATTAGCAGTTATTAAAGTTCCATCCCATATATTCCAATTTATATTATCTAAAGAGTACTACATAGTACCATTCCATAGATAAGACTATCTACCATATTCTAAAGTAAATGTACTTGTACTATAAAATTTAAAATATTTTTTTATATAATGCTATTGAGAAATCATTAAATTTCTTCTTCTATCAATTAATGTCATATTTAATCTCCACTTTCTACTAACCCAGCTACCATTACTTCATCTTTTACACTAATATGCCACGTTTCTCCGTGCCCAAATGTTGGTATACTTCCAATATATTTAGTATTAGAAGGGAATGAAATACTAATAGTTGCCGCTGTACTCTAAGCAGTACTAATCTCCATCCAACTATTAAAATAGTCCGCTGGATAACTAACATTTAAAGTCGTAACATTTGAAAGTCTATACTCAGTATTATCTGCAAGAGTTATACTTGTGCCGCTAGTAATACAAGCTGGGATATCTAGTTTTCCACTAATATCTTGATGAGCCGTTATAACAGTTCCTAAATCTACAACACCACTTGTACCTTTTGACTGCCCATTCATTCGTATTTCTGTAATAGTCCCACTGCCGCTTCCACCAGCCGCCCAAGTCACCCCGTCATCTGTTTTTGTAAGTACGTTACCAGTACTTCCTCCAGATGGCATAGAGATTTTTGAAGAAAGCGCACTATATACACAAGCCGCATTTGGATACTGAGCAGTAGAAGAAGCAGAAGAAAGCGAATTTACTTTATTAGATGTATTTTCTTTTGAAGATATATCTTGATGAGATGTAATTACTGTACCAAGATTTACAACGCCAGAAGTCCCCATAGACTATCCATTCATTGTAATTCCAGTTATAGTGCCTCCGCCGCCGATTGAAGTCCAAGCAACTCCATCATTTGTTTTAGTGAGGACATTTCCATTAGATCCACCGCTTGGCATTGTTATTTTTGAAGAAATGTCTTGGTGAGATGTAATTACTGTGCCAAGATTTGCAATACCGGAACTAACTGGAACTGACTAGTTATTCATTAAAATACCAGTTACGCCACTAGTCCCACTTCCTCCCGCGGCCCACATAACGCCATCGTCTGTTTTTGTAAGTACGTTGCCTGTCGCTCCACCAAACGGCATGGAAATTTTTTCGTTAAGTGAATTTTTCACAAGTTTTTCTGAAGGATAATTATCATCTGATATAGATGAAGACCAAGAAGTAACTTTATTACTCTAAGACTCTAGATCTGTTACAGCGTAATTCCAAGAATTATCTGTACTAAGTGATAATAATGTTATTTTTGGAGCGCGATTATTCGCCCCAAAACTATAAGAAAATAAAAATGTATTATAAGCAAAAGCATCTAATCCAAGAAAAGTGCATGCCTAAATAGACTAAATTTCAGCCGTTGCTTTTGCATATATAATCTTATTATTATCATATGCTGCTTTTACAGTAGCAAAAGTAGGTCCAGTAATAGTATAAGGCTCAGTAAAAATATCCATTTCTACTTCTGCAATATAGATATTATCTTCGCCTCCCTGAACTTCCGCCCATGTATTCCCTTGTGCGGTTTTCTTAAGATAATATCCATTTGTGCCATTTGATGGAACTCGATTATTTAAGTCGTTAAGTGCGGAGGTAAGTGTTTGTCCAGAGACTTGGCTTGAGTTTGTGACTATGTCTGTAGTCACTTGAATACTAGGAGAAGCAGAAACCCATTGGGTTCCATTCCATTTTTTTAATCCCATTTTTCCTCCTTTGGTATTTGAGGGATATATTTACATATATCCCTCGTAATTTTATATTTAGTTGATTTTAAAAATTAGGTTTGCTATATTGAAACACCGTGAGGTGGATCAAGATTTTATGTAACTCTGAAATAATAATTGAGTAAGTCTGGTGCTGCTTGCGCTGCGTTGTTGTATTTGTAAACGCCTGTTATGTCGTTCAAATATACGTTTGGATCAGCGTAAGAAACGCTATAGTTGTATCCTGCGCTTGTTGCGCTATAATACCAAGTTTCTCCATTATACGTTATAGAACCACCTGACGTATAAGTAGAATCATTTTGTTTGAAAGCAACA